ATCGGATCTCGATGGTATGAAAATTCACGGACTCACTGACTTTGAGTCTGAGTTCATGGAGCAAAACTATCCTGAAGATGATATTAAGTGGGATTTCAAACAACTTTGTATTTACAACTTAGATATTGAATGTCGTATGGTTTCTGGTTCCGGTGATACTGGCTTTCCGGATCCATTAAAAGCGCGTAATGAGATTACTGCTATTACAATTCATGATATCAATAAAGATCATTACTATGTTTTTATTCACAAAGACGGTTATAAACAACATTTAGATAATATCACACTTATTAAGTCTTCTGATGAACGCGTTACATTAAATAAGTTTGTTAGATTCTTGAAAGCAAAGACACCAGACATTATTACGGGTTGGAACATTGATGGGTTTGATATTCCATATCTAGTTAATCGTATTACAAATCTATTTGATGAAGATGAAGCAAAGAATATTTCACCATTACGGCAGATTAGAACTAGACAATCAAAGTCAAACTTTGGTGAAGTGATTATTAACTATACTATTGTTGGTATTGAATGTCTTGACTACTTACAACTATATAAGAAATACAAACTAGTTAACCAAGAATCATATGCATTAGACTTTATTGCAGAACTTGAACTTGGTGAGAAGAAACTTGATTATTCTGAATATGATAATCTAGATGATTTGTATTTCAAGAACTTCCAGAAATATGTCGAGTATAATATTCACGATACTACACTTGTGACTAGGTTAGAAGCAAAACTACAAATGTTAACTCTACATTGTATGGTTGCTTATATGGCAAAAGTTAACTTTGCAGATGCGATGGGACCAGTAAATCTTTGGACTCATATTATCTACCATGCTTTAATTAAACGTAATATTGTCTTTGATAGATATTCACCTCCACCAAAAGGTGATTATTTGGGTGGTTATGTTAAAGACCCACAGATTGGTATGCATGATTATGTTGTAACATTCGATGCCGCTTCACTATATCCGTCTATTATGTTAGCATGTAATACATCACCAGAGACTAAAGTAGCTATTAATGATCTGCCTGATACATTGAAAGATATTTACTTCGATGATCATATTGATGCAATTGCAACTTGGTCATTAGATGAGAATATTACTAAAGTACTTAAAGAACATAATTATCTGATGGCAGCAAATGGACAAATCTATTACAGAGATAAGATTGGCATCGTACCAGAGATGGTACAATTAATGTTATCAAAACGTAAAGAATATAAGTCAAAAATGCTAAGTCTTAAAAAGAAAAATAAGACTGGTGAATATGATGATGAAATTGCATACTTGGATATTGCACAATCTGGAACTAAGGTTGCTGCAAATGCTCTCTATGGTGCATTAGGTAACCAATACTTTGTTCTATATGACTTAAGAAATGCCGCTGCAATTACTTCTACCGGACAAGCAATCATTCAAGCAGTATCAAGTAAACTATCAGATTACATTAGTGGTTTAGTTGGTAAGAAAGGTGATTATGTTGGTTATTGTGATACTGATTCAACATTCTTATTACTCAATGATGTATTAGCAAAGTTTGGTATTTCCGATAGAACAAAAGCACTTGACGCGTTAACTATCTTTGCTGATACTAAACTTTCAAATGAGGCAGAAAGAATTTGTACTAATCTTTGTGATGTGTTTAATGCATACAAACCAGCAATTACATTTAAACGAGAAAAGATTATCTCAAGAATTATTCTGTTGGCTAAGAAACGCTATATTGGTATGGCTTCAAATAATGAAGGTGTTCAATATGATACACCTCAACTATTTGCAACCGGTGTTGAGACTAAGAGATCATCAACTCCTCAGTTTGTGAGAAACAAATTAGAAGAAGCATTTGAACTTGTGTTAACTGATACAGAAGATAAAATTAGACAATATGTTAAAGATCTTAAATCAGAATTCTTTGAACAAGAACTTAATACTATTTCATTCCCTAAGTCTGCAAATAACTTAGAGCAGTATCAAGATAAAACTTCTATCTATGGTTCTGGAACACCAATGCAGGTTCGGGCAGCATTAGTCTTTAATCATCATCTTAAGAGATTAGGATTAGAAACTAAATACAAACCAATTAGATCTGGAGACAAGATTAAACTTATCTTCTTAAAACCTAACCCATTCAAAGAGAATGTGATTGGTTATATAGATGAGTTACCAAAAGAGTTTAAGTTAGATAAGTATATTGATTATGATGAGTGTTTTGTTAAAGCATTCCTAGATCCACTTGAGTCTGTTATTAAGAAAGCAGGTTGGGATTTAACTCCTAAAGCATCATTAAGTGGATTATTTGGAGACTAATGTACACTATAATGTACATTATACCTATTTTTGTCCGTTAATGTACACTATAATGTACATTATAACAAATAATTGTTTACATTTAATATTAGTTATGGTATAATGTCTTATCAAATCAAATAACACAAACCCTTTTAGGAGATTAAAATGTCAAATTTAATGTTAGCAAGTATTGTTGTTTCAGTTGTAGCTGTTATATGTGAAATAATTGGTATGAGACAAAATAAAAGACCAGTTACTATTGGTCATTTAGTTGCAATGCTTGTTATATTCTCAATTCCTGGTGTTAATGTTATTATTGTTTTAATTCAAAATGAAGTTTTTAAGTTTGTAAAGAAAGTATTAAGTACTAAAGTTATTGGTTAATTTTTATATAATGGAGATTTAAAAGATGAGTACAACATTTGTAATTCCTAGTAATCCTGAAGATCGTAAGAAATTGTTAGCGACTATGGATTCTATTTGTGATTCATTAACTCGAATTGCAGGAGAGAAGGACTTTATTAAGGCTGAAGTTGAAGCAATGGCTGAAACTTATGAAGTACCTAAGAAAATTCTTAATCAGTTTGTTCGCGCATATTACAAAATGAACTTTAATGATGTGAAGAATGATACTGATGACTTGATTGAATTCTATTCTGCTTTGACAGGAAAAGATATTGATGAAGCTTAGTTTGACAAATGTGCTGCTTCAACATCTTAAAGAATTAAACACTCGACAAGAGAGGCTTCAATTCTGGCAAGAGGTTAATCAGTTTAGTGGTGAACAATTTAATAGGCTTAATGCAACATCAGATGGTGAATGGATTACACCACTTGTTGAAGAAGTTAAACCTGTTAAAAAGGTTAGAGATAAGAAGAAATAAGAAAAGGGGCATCAGCCCCTTTTCTATTTTATACTGATGCAGTTAATGTTACAGCAGCGCCGGTACCTGTTAGAGCAGATAAGACCGCTCTAAAGTATTTGAATGAATGAGAACCAACAACCAATACTGAACTTGATCCAGACACAACTGCTGCAAGAGCAACTGTACCACCAAAGTTTGTCCATGTTGCACCATCATTAGATACTTGTGGTTGGAATGTTGCAGATATATTGCCTGATGTTGTTGTACCAACTAGTTGTAATGAAATTGTGTTAAGTCCTGGACATCTTAATTCTAAAATGTTTTGTGAGTTACCGTTCGCAATTTGATTAACTGTTAAGTTTGCAACATTTGCTTTACTTTTTACTGTAATTGTAGCCATAATGATTCCTTATTTGATTATATATTTATACAATAGCTGTATTAAATAATGCTTGTTCTGCTAATCTTCTTCTAGTAAGACCTTTAAGAGGAGTTAACACACCTTTAACTTTAGCCTTATCCCACTTCATAAACTCTTTAGTCGCTAATGTAATTCTACCTTCATTAAGTAATCTCAATAAAGATGATGCTTTTAAATTACCTAAGCCAACATTATAAGCAAAACAAGTTAAAGCACCAAGTTGATTTTCATTAATAGTAATCTTAACAAGTTTCTTAACCTCAGCTTCAAAATGCTTATATTCTTTTAATAGCATATCTTCTGCTTCAGATTCTGTAATAACATTCCCAAGTTTAACATCAGGCCCTGTTTGACCGTAACCAATTGTTGGCACACCAGCCGGACAAAGATACGCTTCCAACTTAAGACCTTCAAACTGTTTAATTAAGTCTAATCCATTATACATCTAGTAAATCCTTTCTTTAGTATTTTTGTCACATAGTCCTGGAAGAAAAGTCGAAAGGTTCCATGTTGATTTTATTTCTTTTTTACCTGATCTTTTATGAGTTCCAGGAGCTGACCAAGAAACATGAATTACTGGATTTCTGCCGTGATATTCCAAGATAATTTGATCCCAAGTTGGAAGTAAGTTCTTGATCTCATTTGCTAAGTGTACTGCTTTATTTGCATTTGCTCCAGTTGCCTCAGCAAATTGAAAATCAACTGCCATTCCAAGAGGGTGTTGAGAACTTGGATTAGATCCCATTTGTCTAAATGCAGATGTAATTGTGAATCTTGAACCAAATTTTGAATAAACAAGTTCAACAACATTAGAACATAAGCAAACTAAATTTTGAACTAATTCTTTTTCAGTTTTACCTGATTGAGCTCTTATCTTTGGACCACTTAAAGCAGTACCGGTTGTTAAGTCAGCAAGTTTATAATGAGCAGATAATGGATAATTAGGTTCAAATGTATCTTGTGTAATTGGTTTACCACAGCCACCTGCGGCAAGTATAGAGGCGACTGCTGCCTTCTCTTCTGGTGTTAATGGTGTATCTTTTGCTGCTTCTGTCATTCCTGGTTCTCCTACATCGCCTGTTGCTGCTTTATATTCTGCGGCAGTTGCATATGTTGTTGTTACTTCAGGTTCATCATCATAAGGAACAGGGCCTTCTGGGTTCTTAATTGATCCTGAGATCTTATCACCTACATCAACACTAATTGCAGATTTGCCAGAACCATTTTGAGTTACATAAGGAGCATCTTGTACAATTCTTGTATTTGATAATGTTGTAAGTTCACCTGAAGATTGTAGAGTGAGTTTACCAGCAGCAGCAATATTAATATTACCACCAGCCATTATATCTATATTCTGCTCTGATAATAATTTAACATTACCGAAGACTTTAGTAGTAGCATCGCCTTCGATGACAACAGTAGCATTACCGAAAACATAAACACCTTTATCTGCCATAACTACTTCAATGTTATCTTTCATTGACTTCTTAACTATAGTTCCGTCTGGGTGGAATTCAATAAAAGATCCAGCCCTATGGTAAATCTGTACTCGTTCTGCATTTGGTGTATCATCAATCTCAATAATATGACCGGACTCAGATTCATTTACTTTATTGAACGGGTACACAGCAGCATATTTTGTTACTGGTTCTTTAAACCCATTACCAGATACAGTAGATGTTTTCTTAAAACTTACAATTGTATCGTTAATATTCTTATTAGTAGATAAGAAGTTTGTATCTGGTTCGCCTCTATATTTCTTTTTAGGGTAAGTACCAGTAGGATCTCTGAAGCCAACTTTAATTGTTTTTGTTTCTTCTATTCTTGTATTAGTTAATACTGGTTCTGCTGAGTCACCTGTAGCATTAACGGCAGGAGGAGTTACAGCAGTATTCTCTGGATTTGGAGGTGAGTCACATAATTTAAGCAGAGCAATCTTTTCTGCTGGGATTCTAGCAGCATTTGTATTACCTACATTAGCTGCTTTATAATCTTGAACTAATGATACAATATCAGCATCAGATAAAGATGCTACATTTTTACCATTCAATGCTTTCTTAATTAGTTTTGGTCCACCTGATCTTCCATACTGAACTGAAGTTGACCAAATTAAGTCGGCAATAGCAGGACCTCTGCCAGTAACATTTAATAGTGGTTGAAGATCACCAGCAGCAGGACCGTAGATAGTTCTTTGAATATGTTCTTTTTGGGCAGCCTTAAACTCGGTAGGTTCTCTTACAGCAACCTCTTTCCATTTAAGATCAAACTGTTGAGTACCTGCTTGTAAACCACCAAAGTCAGCAGCATATTTAGTTGCTTTAATAAAATTCTGAACTGTGCCACCTGAGTCATTAGGTCCAGTATTCATTTGCCAACAACCATATGAATGTGAGTTATATGTGTCTTTTGCCACAGCACCAGGATTGCCATTAGATTCAAACTTCTCTGATGTAGCTCCTAATTCATGGTTAGAAGTTGACTGAAGTCCTGTGCCAGTAATACCACCTTGAGTTCCGGTTGGAATTGTTGACTGAGCATTAGTCTGTTTAATTGATGTCGATGTTACAGAGTTGATTGTGCTTGATGTAAGTGGGTTGACTGGGTTAATGCCAACAGTTGCACCTAAGACAACTGGTTGCTGAAAGTCTTCTCCATCAGAGAAGTAAACTAGTACCCAAGTACCAACAGTAATACCATTTGGTGACCAACCTAAGCCGGAAGTTGAAGCATTATTAGCAGGTAGAACTACTGTTGCCCAAGGCAAATCACCTGTAGGAAGTTGAGTTGTATCTTCTGTATGCACACCAAGAACACGAACCTTAACTCTCCCGAGTTCAAGTGGATCTTTACGGTTCTCTACAACTCCATAGTAGAATGGTGAATTACCAATTGCAACTGTCTTCATATTAAATTTGACTTTCTTTAATTAATTCAAGTATTGAAAAGTGTTGATTCTTATCAGGACTTATATGTCTTAATGCTGTAATAACATATAGACCAGATAATTGCTTATCAAGAATATTGCCATCAGGATCTTTGATTATTTTAGGTACCTCTAAATAAACTTTGAAACCAGCTTGAAGAGAGAATAATCCCGGAACTGTTATTTGCACACTTGTAATATTTATTTGTTCTAGGGTAGATAGTCTTTTTTGATACCAGTCTAGTTGCTGATTAGCATCTTCTAGTGTATGTAATTTGGCATGATTGTAACCAACAGAAGTTACACCAGAACCTTTAAACAATATCTTGAATGGTATATTCTTATTT